CTGCTAAATCAGGGTTAGTTAAAAAAGGTGATGGTAAAGACGTAGATCACAAAAATGGTAACGCACTAGATAATAGAAAAAGTAATCTAACAGTGAAAAAAGCATCTAAGAATAGATCTTTTCCACGAAACAAAAAAGCAGGAAAGGCTTAATACAATGATGGGCATGAAAAAGAAAGATAAGAAAAGCGTACAAGGATACATGGGTGGCGGCATGGCTAAAAAACCTATGAAGATGATGGGTGGCGGCATGGCTAAAAAGTCTATGGGCTATAAAAAAGGCGGCATGGCTAAAGCTGGTGCGTCTAATCCTCCCAACAGAAAAGCTAAGAAATAATATGGCAAAGGGTGTACAGCATTACTATAAGGACGGGAGAAAGTTTAATGGGGTTAATCATAAAATGTCTGATGGGACCTTACACACTGGTAAAACTCATACTAAAGGCTCTAAACCCTTGGTCCATTTTAAAGATCTTACAAAGGCAGCAAAAGAAAGATCTAAACGTGCCTAACTACATGGCAGGAAAGAAAAACAATAATGGCTAGACAGCTAACAGAAAATCAACAGAAGTTTCTTGAGGTCTTGTTTGAAGAAGCTGGTGGTAATCACGCTATAGCAAAAAAACTTGCAGGCTATAGTGAAAAAACTCCTACAAAGTCTATACGAGAGTCTTTAAGGGGTGAAATAAAAGATGCCACTAGTGACTTCTTAGCACAAATGGGACCTAAAGCTGCTATCGCTATAGCTAACGCATTAGATGATCCTACTGAATTAGGCATTAGAGATAAAATGTCAGCAGCTAAAGATCTGTTAGACAGAGGGGGTCACGGTAAAGTAGATCGTGTAGATGTTAACTCTTCAGGAGGTGGCGTGTTTATACTACCAGCTAAAGAAGGTAAGAACGAATAGTTGTAAGAGACTTAGGCTATTGGGAACTACCAAAGCCGCATAGAGGCCAAGAGAGAAATTGGCACACAATAGCAAGAGTATCCTTACGACAAATTCCATTTGGATATGAAGTTAATCCTACCAATGAAAGACTACTAGAGCCAATAGCACACGAGCTTGACGCATTAGAACTTGCCAAACAGCACGTCAAACAGTATAGTATTAGAGATGTAGCACAATGGCTGACAAGACAAACAGGGAGAAGTATCTCCCACATGGGTTTAAAGAAAAGATTAAGCATTGAGCGAAAACGTAAGAAAGCAGTTATTATTAAACGGAGACTTGCCCAACGTCTCCAAGAAACGCTACAAGAGATCGAAAAGCTCGAAAACGGTAGAGTTGGAGCCTACTCCGATAGAAAGCCCACAGCAGAATAAAACAGTTCCTGCAGTCCCAATGGCTGCTCCGTTTGACACAGAAATTGCACAAGACATAGTTTTCCAGCCTAATGCTGGCCCACAAACAGAATTCTTATCATCATCGGAACGAGAAGTTTTATATGGTGGTGCTGCAGGTGGTGGTAAATCTTATGCAATGTTAGCTGATCCATTACATGGATTAAACAGTCCTAACTTTAGTGGGCTACTAGTCAGACACACAACTGAGGAACTTCGTGAACTTATACAAAAAAGCCAAGAACTATACCCTCGTGCAATACCAGGTATCAAATGGTCTGAGAGGAAAAGTCAGTGGACCTCACCTAGAGGTGGAAGACTTTGGATGTCGTACCTCGACAAAGATATGGATGTTACACGTTATCAAGGTCAGGCATTTAACTGGATCGGTTTTGACGAGCTAACACAATGGAGTTCTTCCTACGCCTGGGACTATATGAGATCTCGTTTACGTAGTGCCTTCTCAAAAGAACTAGGTTTGTACATGAGAGCTACTACAAACCCTGGTGGTCTTGGACATCAATGGGTTAAGAAAATGTTTATTGATCCTTCTCCTTTGCGAGAACCTTTTTGGGCTACAAATATAGAGACAGGAGAAGAAATACGATTTCCTAAAGGCCACACTAAAGAAGGACAACCTTTATTTAGACGTAGATTTATTCCTGCTAGTTTATTTGACAATCCTTATTTGGCTGAGAGTGGCGACTACGAAGCAATGCTTCTTTCTCTTCCAGAACATTCAAGAAAACAATTACTAGAAGGTAACTGGGATGTAAATGAAGGTGCTGCTTTTCCTGAGTTTAATAGAAAGATACACGTAGTTGATCCATACAAGATACCAACCAACTGGACAAAGTTTAGAGCTTGCGACTACGGCTACGGAAGTCACACAGGCGTTGTATGGTTAGCAGTAGCACCAGATGAATCATTAGTAATATACAGAGAATTATACTGTTCTAAAGTTACAGCAACTGACTTAGCTGACATGATACTTGACGCAGAAAAAGAAGATGGCACAATACGATACGGAGTACTTGATAGTTCGTTATGGCATAATAGAGGAGACACTGGTCCTAGCCTAGCTGAACAAATGAATATGAAGGGGTGTAGATGGAGACCCTCTGATAGATCAAAAGGCTCTAGGGTGTCAGGAAAGAACGAATTGCATAGAAGACTACAAGTTGATGAGTTTACAGAAAAACCACGGATGGTGTTTATGGCTACATGTACAAACACAATAGCACAACTACCAGCTATTCCTTTAGACAAACGTAACCCAGAAGATGTAGATACTAATTCTGAAGATCACCTTTATGATGCTTTAAGGTATGGCATTATGACAAGACCTAGAAGTTCTATATGGGACTTCAACCCAGCAACACAACGATCAGGCTTTCAAGCGGCTGATCCTAGCTTTGGATATTAAATATGGCAGAAATAAACGACCTATCATTTGAAACAGACGATGTAGTAGCCGCACAAGATGCAGAAGATAAAATCTTTGAATCATCTAATGCGGTTGTTTCTTTTGTATCAGAAAGATTTAAACGTGCAGAAGATGCCAGAGAAGGTGATGAAGAACGATGGCTAAGAGCGTATAGAAACTATAGAGGACTTTATGGGCCTGATGTACAATTTACTGAAACGGAGAAGTCTCGTGTATTTGTTAAAGTCACCAAGACTAAAACATTGGCTGCATATGGGCAGATCATTGATGTTCTATTTGGTAATAACAAATTCCCTTTATCTGTGGACCCTACTGTTTTACCTGATGGTGTTAGTGAGTCAGTACATATCAATATAGATCCTGCTGCAGAAGATGGACTAGCAGTACTAAAAAGCACTTTTAAAGACGATCCTCCTAAACCATTTTTATTGGGACCAGACACAAAGTTAGAACCTGGAGAGACTATTCGAGACTTACAAAAAAGATTAGGAGGCATGGAACAAAAACTTGCTCCTATGAGTGATAAGTTAATTGAAGGAGATGGTACAACTGCAACAACAGTTACCTTTCATCCTGCTATGGTTGCAGCTAAAAAGATGGAAAAGAAAATACACGATCAGCTAGTTGAGTCTGGTGCGTCAAAGCATTTACGTAGCATGGCGTTTGAAATGGCATTGTTAGGCACAGGCGTAATGAAAGGCCCGTTTGCTATAGACAAAGAATATCCTAACTGGGCGGAAGAGGGGGAGTATGATCCTCTTATTAAAACTGTACCTGCAACAAACCATGTATCTGTGTGGAATTTTTACCCTGACCCAGAAGCATCTAGTATGGACGATGCAGAATACACAGTTGAACGACACAAGATGTCTCGTAATCAACTACGATCTTTAAAAAATCGACCATACTTTATGGTTGATGGTATTGAGCAAGCAATAGATGTTGGTGCTGACTATACGTTAAAGCACTGGGAAATGAATATGGAAGACGATGATGCTAAACATAACGCATCAGAACGCTGGGAAGTTTTAGAGTTTTGGGGATTTGTTGATACAAACATCCTCGAAGAAAACGGTGTTAGTATTCCTAAAGAATTACGAGATTTACCAGAAGTGAACTGCAACATCTGGTGCTGCAACGGTGAAGTGCTACGAATGGTGTTAAACCCATTTAAACCTGCACGTATTCCGTATTACGCTGTTCCATTTGAACACAACCCATATAGTTTCTTTGGTGTAGGTATTGCCGAAAACATGGACGATACCCAAACACTAATGAATGGCTTTATGCGTATGGCGATTGATAATGCTGCGCTATCTGGTAATCTTATTATAGAAGTTGACGAAACCAACCTAGTCCCAGGACAAGACATGTCTGTATACCCAGGTAAAGTATTCCGCAGACAAGGTGGTGCGCCAGGGCAAGCATTGTTTGGTACTAAGTTTCCTAATGTTGCACAAGAGAACCTGCAATTGTTTGATAAAGCTAGAGTGTTAGCTGATGAAAGCACAGGCTTCCCTAGTTTTGCACACGGACAGACTGGTGTGTCAGGTGTAGGACGTACTGCGTCAGGTATATCTATGTTAATGTCTGCAGCTAATGGTAGTATACGTTCTGTTGTTAAGAATGTAGATGACTATCTTATTGCTCCTATGGGTAGAGCTTTCTTTGCTTTTAATATGCAGTTTGACTTTGACCCAGACATTCGAGGAGACTTAGAAGTAAAAGCTAATGGTACAGAAAGTCTAATGGCTAATGAAGTGCGTAGTCAAAGACTAATGCAGTTCTTAGGCACAGTGCAGAACCCAGCATTAGCACCGTTTGCTAAAATGGACTTTATCATTAGAGAAATAGCT